TGCTGAAGGTAAAGCTAGTGGTCAATGGGTTAAAACACGGGTACAGGACAGTCAACTAGAGGAGATAGTTCGTAACTTTGTTGCAGAGCTGGCAGAAGACATCAAAGGTCTAGCACCAATGATTCCACCACCGGCAATTAGCTCTGACAACATTCTTACAGTCATTCCTATGGGTGATCCACACTTTGGCTTGTACGCATGGCATCAAGACGCTGGCGATGACTTTGACTTAGACATTGCAGAGAAACTTACTTGCAGCGCAATAGACAGGCTCATAGCAAGCTCACCTAATTCACACACGGCATTGCTACTAAATCTCGGTGATATGTTTCATGCCGACAACCAAAAGAATATTACCGCCTCCGGTCACCAGCTTGATGTAGATGGTCGGTGGGCAAAGGTGCAGCAGGTTGGTCTACGTGCGATTATCTATTGTCTAAAACGATTGCTAGAGAAGCACCAGAAGGTAGTCTTCCGTATAAATAAAGGTAACCACGATGGGCATTCATCTTATGCACTAGCATTGATGATTAGCTGTTACTTTCATAACGAGCCACGCATGGAAGTTGACCTATCACCATCAGTATGCTGGTATTACTCGTTTGGCAAGGTGCTAATAGGCTCTACGCATGGCGATACAGTTAAGGGTAAAGATATGCTGTCTATCATGGCAGCAGACAAGTCAGAGGACTGGGGAAGGTCTAAGTTTAGGTATTGGTACGTTGGTCACGTACACCACAAGGATGTGAAAGAGTATCACGGTGGTGTTGTTGAGTATTTTAGGACACTAGCAGCCAGAGATGCTTGGCATCAAGGACAAGGCTACCGTGCTGGTCGTGATATGTGTTCAATCATACTGCATAAAGAATACGGTGAGATAGAGCGACATACCTGCGACATTGGTATGATTACCGATTAAATAAAGCAACCTCGTCTTTACGTCTATTGTCTAAGCCTTTTAAGACCTTGCCACCAGCTTTGTTATATTTGAGAAGACTTTGTATAGCCGTAATTTTATCCCCACGCAAAAGCGCCTGACGGATGGTTGACCTCTGAAATGTACCAAGACCAAGATTAAAGCAGAAGCTAAGAATAGCATCGTATTCATTCTGTGAAAGTCGTATAGGTAAATAACGGGCAAGCCCTCGTTCAAATCGTGCGACATCCTTAGCCAATAACTTGTCAACTTCTTCCTCACTCCATCTGCGGTTGTCTTCAGGCTTTAAAGGGTACGCTTTACGAGCAGCCATTCCCTCTATGCTTGATGGTATTTTAGCCTGTTCTGGATATAAAACACTACCAACACCAATAGTCCAGAGTTTAGCCGGACATTGGTATGGTTTGTATCTAACACCTTCATGGTGCTTCAACATTTTAATTAGTTCTTTACTTGCCTTCACGGTGTTTTTCCCATTGACGTGAGCCAAAGTAGAAACCAATTATACTTGATACGATAGCCATTTCGTCATCAGAAAATACTAAGCCCATAGCCGTTGTAAATTCTACACCAGTATAGATAGCCCAGCCAAGACCTACTATGTCTACTAGCACAAGCAAACCAACAAAGGTAAATGCAATATATGGTCGTACTCTAGCGTTTAAATCAACCGTTGACTGAGATGCCTTGTCCATGATTTTCATGTCATGTGCATATAAAGCCTCACGCTCTTGCGTATAGGTCTGCATCTCTATGCCATCTAACTTGATAGCCTCAATCTTTTCTTGTGATGCAAAGCCAGCAGCAGCCATAGCAGCTTCACGTTCTGTCTGCAAACGAGCCATAGCCATCTCATGCTTTTGGTCACCTTTCTGTTGAAAGAAACCTAATAAACTTGGTAAGGCAGAAGAACCGATGCCTAATAGACCTGATATGATTGATAACATAATTTTTCCTTAATTGCCTAACGGGTTGCTGGTAGCACGTTTAAGTGCTTTAAGTTGTGATTCTATGCCTTCACGGGTAGCTTTCATCTCTTCACGAACACCTAGTAAAGATGCTGAAGTTTCACGCACGTTGCCGTTAGTAATAGCCTTAGCTTCATTCGCTGTACCGATAGCGTTAGATACCTTCTCTTGCATAGACACAAGTTGATTAGATGTAGTCACCATAGAATCTTTAACTACATTTACTGAGGCTTGTTGTGCAGATAATTGAACCTTTAACGCATTTACTTCTGCTCGTAGTTCAGCATCGTCATAAGGCTTTGCTGCCTCAATTGCTTCAGTCGCAGCTATAACACGATTGTAAGTCGTTATCCCTACGTAGGCTGTTCCACCTATCGCTGGCAAGATTATTGAAAGCGTCAGAAATATTGCTTTCGGTGATAAGTTGGAGTAAGACTCCTTGATTTCCTCTAAGCTCATACGGTAACTCCTGCTGGTATGCCAATGCATCGTTCAATTGAATCTCCTGAGTTTGCATCGGCTTGTTTAAAATCTCTAGGCTCATTACTAGCCCAAACCCTTGTACTAACGTCTTCCCTGCCGGCACTTGTACTGGCGAGGTATTCTGCGTATTCCCTGTTGAGGATGTCGTTGGCGCACTCACGGCTGGTTGTGATGGTTGTGTACTTGTGCTTCCTGACGAGGCTGTTGGCGGTTGTGCTGCCGGAGCTGCCTCTGCCTTTGGAGCTTCCGGTGGTGGAGCTTCTGCTGGAGGTGGTGCTTCCGGTGGCGGTGGCTCTGGTGGTTGCTCTGCTGGAGGCTCTGGCGCAGGTGGTGGCGGTGCTGGTAGACTCAACGGACTCGCTGGGTTTACCGGACTGCTCATGTTTGTTGGATTTGTTTGACTCTTTACGCAATTGTCTTGTGATTGAATCCAATCGCTCCATAGCGGTTCGCTGTATGGTGTGGAGCAGACAGAAATTCTGTTTTCTGTTATTGAGCCAATGAAGCCATCTTGACATGAAAGAGTCCTAATTTGAGTAGATGTTGAACAGGTTGCTGGATTTGGTGTGCATGAATTTGACACAGTTGTCCATATGCCTTCCGTTGGTTGTCCATATGGGTCTGAGCAAGTATTCGTTTTTGTTTGCTGTATTGAGCCAGAGAAGTTTTGCGGACATATTAAATTTTGACTTTCAACAGTTGTTTGACACGTTGGAGGAGCTGGCTGACACGAGTTTGAGATTTCAAACCATCCTGAGTCAACAGGGCTGCCGTATGGGTCTGGACAGTTTTGTTCTTTTTTGTACGTGACCGAGCCGATTTGGTTATTCCCACAGGTTTGCCTTTCTTCTGTTTGTGCGCTGTAAGTACAGGTTGCTGGGTTTGGGCTACAATTATTTGAGGTTGTAGTCCAAGCTGTGTAGCTAGATGTCTGGCATTGATAGGTTCTTGTTTGGTTGATTGAGCCGGATTGGTTAACTTCGCAAGCCAAACTTTGCACTTCCTCACGGTCTGAGCAAGTCGGAACTGGAGGTTGACCACATTCAGGTATGTTAGGATAAATCTGACACGCAAGTTGCTGACAAGCCTGCATAGTCGTACCTTGAGCAACCCCAAGGCTTGAGTAAACTGGCATATTATTTTCCCAAGCACCTGCATAACAGTATGCACTAGCATTATTGCTCTTTAGAATTAGGCAAAGGAGTAATAAGTACAAAGTCCTTGCCATATATTGCTTCAAACCAATCTGGATGTAAATCATACCAAGCCTTTCTAGCTGCATCACCAATAGCACCGCCTACAGGACAGGGAGAACCGGACATTTCCATTGCAACCCAGTTTTCATGGTTAGCTGCACAGGCTAATGATACTGCTGCTACCTTTAGTCCACTATCACTTAAAAACTTAGCCCAGCGTAATTTAACGCAGTTACTGTCTGTAACCATCGTACCACCGGCTACAGAAAATATCCCACCGTTGACAGCACCACTAATACCAATACTGCAAACATCTTGACTGAAAGCCGACATTGAAGGAGCCATAGCAGAAGGGACAGGTTGACCTTTATAATTAATTGTCGTTTCATCGGCATACGATACACCTGCTGCTAATAATCCACCAACTAATAATCCAAATAAAAATAATGTTAATGTTTTCATTATCCATCCAATTCTGGTCGTTCGTTAATCTGCATTGCTAAACCTGCTTCGTCTTCAAATATGCATACCTCGGACAAGTCATCTAAGAATATTACTAGCTCACCATCAAAGATAGCTACCTCTTCTATGGTCTTACCAACCATGTGTTGAAAGTAGTCTTGCATACCAAATAGTTTATGCACGGTCATAATTAATCCCAATCAAGTCACCGGAGTCTAGCAATTCATGTGTTAGCTCGTCTTCCGCTAAACAATTGTCACAGGTAGTTTCATCGCCCTGCTCATTTATAATAAATGCTTGCCGACACTTATCGCATAATGCAATGCGATTAATCATGACTTGTTTCACTTTATTACCCAGCCGTGTGCAGCAGCGTAGGCATACAGAAACATACCTAGAGCCACCGATGTGATACCACGTAATGTCCACTTACCAACTGTTGCAAATTGCTTGTCTAGCCACTCGGAAATAGCCTCTTTGAATGCTGCTTTGTGTAATTCTTTTTGTTCTTCTGGAGTCATGCTATTGTCCTTGTTGAGCTAGTTGTTCTTGTTGGTCTTGTTCTTGTAACAATCGTTGTAATTCTGTAACTAATAAAGCTGTTTGCTTGTCATTTTTACTAGTTTTTGCTAGTTGATTAAGTAGTTTTACTCCATCTGGACTAGTTAATGCTTTAGCAACATTAGCAGAATCATTATTATAAAATATATTTTCATACATTCCACCAGCAGCTTCTAATGGGTTTTTTAATGCAGTTCGTATTGCACCAGCCCTATTTCTAGCTAGAGTTTCTTCTGCTGTCATAGACCCAGCTTGTAATCGTTTACCTTGAGCTTTGAAATAAGTTAATAAATTACTAAAGCCATCCCAGCTATCTTTACCAAATGATTCAGTCATAGCAGTTTTAAGATTTTGTTCTTGTGTTCTATTTGAAACTAAACTATCAGCAAATTTAGTACCAAACCTTGATTGGTCTTTGCTTGCTAATGGCTTACTTTGTTCAATCATTCCACGCAAATAGTTTGCTGTAAAATCTTTTGGCAGATTTGGGTCTTGCTTGGCTAAATCAATAATTGTAGATTTTACTTTATTCGGTGTTAAATTTAATTGTGCTGGATTAGCAGTAAATAAAGATTCCATTTGTCTTGATAAATTAGACTCAGCCATAGTGCCAATTGGCATTGTTTCAATTGGAGTTAAAAATTCTTTTCTAGCAGATGAAACTTTAGATAATGCTTCTTGCCATCCAGAAGGTGCAGCAGATTTTAATTCTCTAATAGCATCACCCAAAACTCCTGCTTTATTAGCATTACCAGCACGAATAAATGCTTGTCTTTGGTCTTCTAGTTCTTGTCTAACAGCATCTAAATACTGTATTGATTTAGGAGAATTTGCACCAACACGTCTTTGCCATAGTTTGCTATTTGCAACTGTTTCAAAAGCATCGCCAATTAAGGGGTCATTAGTTAATTTAAAAAACTCTTTATCTGGTATTTCAACATTTTTAATTTTACTAAATGCAACATTACCAACATCCCTAACTTTTTGCCCTGCTGCAAATTGTGCAGATTCAGCAGCTTTTTGTATATCAGTTTGCATCATAGGTCTATCAAATGATGGAACTGCTTGCTCTGCTGCTTTTTGTGCTTGTGCGCCACGTTGTGACATAAAATCACGCATAGTTTCGCCAGTTACGCCTTGTGCTTGTTCCATTCTTCGTTGTATTTTTGGCAAACTTTCAGAACCAGTTACATAGCTCAATGATTCTGCTGCCGTTACTGGTACGCCACGAGCAAATGATTCTTGAGTTAAAGCTCCAGCTCGTTGCATTTGTTCTGGAGTAGTTTTAGACAATGATAAATTAATGTCTTTAATTGTTGGACTACGCATAGCTAAAGGTGCTAATGCAAGCGGAAGTATGATTGAACCTGCTGCACGTGAAAATGGGTCTTCTCCGGTAACAGCACCAGCTACATTCTCTCCTACAGCACTTACTATAGCTGGCATTCTTGCTGGAGACGTTGGCATCATTAATACATTACGTGCTATATCTTGACTTGTTCTTCCTAATAAACCTTCTGCACGTTGTGTAGGAATAAATGCTAATTTCTCTCTAACACTTTGAGATGTTGGCGCATATCTTTTAGCAAGCTCCATTGCTAAACCTTGTGGAGTAAATTTAGCAGCTTGTTCAATTGTTGCTGAAGCGGTGCTTTGAGGTACTGTTGTATCAACACCAAATAAATCCATAACTTTAGATTTACCTGCTTTTGCCAACTCATTAATATCACCAAGCATACCAATAGTGCCAGAAATAGCTTCTTTTACTGGATATGCTGTTTTTCTTCCAAGTTCTTTTAATGATTCAGATGTTTTTTTATTATCTATATTTAATGGTGGAACAAGATTTCTGGAGCGAGCTTCATCTAATAGTAATTGTTTATCTTTTGGTAAGATACCTCTTTTTTCAGCTTCTAAAAGTAATGATAAATCTGCCATATTATTTACTCAATTCATCTATGATTTGTTGGTCAGTTTTTTTAGCGTGAATGTTTTTTCCACCTGCACCTGCACCTGCACTTTTTAAAGCTGCTTTATAATTACTTTCAATTTTTGCAGATATGGCTCTACCTAAACTTCTATCGTATTCTTGTAATCCTTCATAACTAAATGAATCGCCTTTTAATGCCCTATTTGTCCAGTCTGCAAGTTTTGTATTACGTATGGCTTGTGCTTCAGCAACATCAGCCATTACTTGTCTTCCTGCAGCAGTTGTTGCTAAACTTGGGAATGAGTTAACATAAGCTGAGAACTCTAAATCAGATGTACTACCAGAACCTGCAGCACGTATTTGTGTAGCAGCAACCGTTGCTAATGCTTCTGTCGCATCTTTTGAAGTAGTGAGAGCATTTGAAAGACCTAGGTATTTTTGAACATTAGCAGATAGTTTTAATGCACCACCACCTTTTTGTCCAGATAATAATGAGTTAATGTTCCTAGTAGTATTAGCTATTTCACGTGAAGCATTTGCTTTTTGTGTTAAACCTTCATAAGTTTTTTGGTCTGCTTCTAATATTGCTTTTTGTACAGGAGGTAATTTTGTTGCTCCAGCAGAAGCTCTATTAATATCTTCAGCTTGAATTTCTGCATTAATTTTTGCTTGTATGTTAGCTGGCAATTGACCATACGGTGCGCCATAAACTGCAGCTTTTCTTTCTGCTTCTGCACCAAATGAAATTTTGTCTAACTTAGGTGTGCCAGTAGCTACAATTTTCCCTTGATTTGGGTCATAAACAGAACCACCTTCAGCTATATTTATTAAATCAGCTTTAACAGGAGTTTGAAGTTTTTTAATTGTTTCCAATCCAGTTAAGTAAGCATTTGCTCTTGGGTCACCACTTAATATCATTTGATTTAATGCAGTTGGACTTAATTCTTGTGATGCTGGAGCAGTCATTACTTGTTGTGTAGTAGCAGGGGCATAAGTTTTGCTTAGACCAAAGTTAGGTACTACTGCATTTGCATCTGGAGTTTGTGGTAAGTAACCGCCACCAGATACTTGCTCAGTTGCGTATTGTGCTGGAGTTGTTGTATAAAGTCCTTTAGCAGCAACATCAAATGCCTCACGCTGGGCTTTTTGACGATTCATCTCATCAATTTTAGCTTTAGTTTGATAATCTTGTATTGCAGTATCGTAGACACCTTGTGCGCCTGTCATACCTGCCTGTAATGATTGACCGATGATACGACCAAGACCTAAGTTTTGATTCTTAGGTGCTGCTAGGTAGCCTAATACAGCATTGGCGATACCAGTAGTAGCTGCACGACCTTTTAACTTGTCTACAGCCTCTTGACCTAGCAATCCACCTAAATATTCTGGTGGTGTAGCACCAAAGCCACTTATATAATCTAATAATCCGTTTGCCATATATTATCCTATCAAACTAAAGTTTGTTTCTCTGCGTTTAGGCATAGTATAGCCATATTGTCGCAATGCATCATATATATCACCTGTAGGTGCTTGACCTACTTTAATAGTGCCACTTGGTGCTGATTGTAATGGTGTTGGTTGATACATACTAGCTACTTGTGCTGCACCTTTTAAGTTATCAATACCTACGCCATCAGCAAATGGATTTGAGAAATTAGAACCTACAGATTGTGCGCCAGTAGTAAACTTATCTAACATAGAGCCAGTACCTGTATATATTGGAGCAGATGAACTTGCACCTAAATATGCTTCTGGTGATAAATAAGAACCTGTAGCTGGATTAAATACCATTCCAGAGCTTTCTATAGTTCCGGCTAATGCTTCAGGAGCTATTGATTGAGCAAGTGAAGGAACTGCTAAACTAGCACCAGTACCAGCAGCACCAGTAGCACCGAGCAAACCACCAGCACCTTGTGAACTAGCCGTTCCACCAGCAGCACCAGTAACACCACCAGCACCGCCCATTAAACCACCAGTAGCACCACCCAAAGCACCGCCTAAAGCAGCACCTTTCAAGATACCACCAATACCTTTACCTTGGAGTAATTTTGTGCCACCACCTACGGCAGCACCTATCATCATCGGAATAGCCAATTGTCCCATACTAAGCTCCCTTCACTTTACCAACTAAGTAGCAGATAGGTTCAATCACAGCACGGTAGATACGACCTAATGGGTCACGTTTCTTGCCACGCATTTCTTTCCACAAGTCAGCAGTACGATGACGAGCAATATGCTCTGCAATACGTCTTACAGCGTTTCTAAGCGCATTTGGTGTACCGTTGAAGGCATAGGCTACGACAGGTAAGAATAATGTGTGATAGCCCTTCTCAATTGTTTTAGCATTTGGCATGGTAGCAGAATGTTGTAACCATACAGCTTGTCGGAATGAACCAAAGCCATAAGCCTCGTTCATCGCAGTACATACTATTTTACCACCACTTGATGATGATGTAGTAGTAGAACCTTGAGGTGTACCAGTCAAGTATTGAGCGTACTGGTTAAGTTTAGCAGTAGGCAAGTTCTCGTTGTAGTTAAAGCGATTAATATCTGCTTGTAGTGCTGTGTTGGCATAGTCTTCTCTAGCTTGACCACTTTTAAGCAATTGATTAATGTCTGTATAGTCAGCGTTAGCTAGTGCAGGTGCGCCCATTGCTGCTTGTTCTTGTCTACCACGTTCGGCAGCATAGTTAGCGTAGGAAAGTTCCCCAGCTTTATTAGCCAATGTATTAGCTAATGTATTAGCAGCACGGTTTTGAATGTCAGCACTTACACCAGAACCATAACGACCAGCCATTGATGCGCCACCTTGAGCAGACTTAATTGCATCCATGTAGGTTTGTGTTGCACCTTGTGATGCACCAGCCATAGCTTGATTAAAGTATGGGTTGTTTTGTAAGTATTGACCACTTATTACAGCTTGTTGTTGTTGTTGCGCTGCCGGTAGTAATGGATTACCTGCCATAGCACGATTACTTGCTGCCGTTAAAGCCTGTGTTGTTTGTGCTGATGGGTCTACATAAGTTTGACCGGCATAGTAACGAGGGCTACTGCCTTGGTATAGGTTCTTAGCTTCACCTAATCCATATTCAACGTATGGCTTGAGTATCGGGTCAATGCCGGTAGATGATTGTTGTTGCTGACCACCGCCACCGCCACCTTCTAAAGTCATGCGTTTGCCTACTGGTTTGAATGCTAACTCTGGCAACATATCTAAGTGATTGTATTTCATGTAATGCTCCTAAATGCTTAATTCCCAATTTCTTGGTCTGAATCCTAGTTGTTTTGCTCTCGTTTCCCATCCACTTCTCATAGAAGAAAACGTCACTTTTTTGCAGTTGCCTTGTTTAGCAATGCTCTTGGCAAACTCAAGTCCAAAGGATAAGTCATCTGGGTTGCTTGAATCTAACCATGCTGCCCAAATGTGCATCTCTACACCGTTAGGCTGTAATACTATAAAACCTTTCTTTTCTGGCAATATCCATAACATAGAGCGTTGCTCGTAGCAATCGCAATATATGTCCTCTGCAAGCCATTCTGAATGACCTTTAGCACGAACCTTCTCAAGCCCCATGCGAACCCACCACCAGCAATGCCTTAATTCGTTAGGCTGTACATACGAAAATTCCATTATGCAATCACCACATATTGATAAGTTAAATCAGTAATACTTGATGATGGATGCGTAATCACGGCAGAGCCTTTAGTCCTAGAGCTAACGTATGGTGCATTAAATATATTGGTTGTAAAGCCATTAGAAGATACATAATTCATAGTAACAATAGCACTAGGTGTAGTTGGTCGTGTCGGGCTAGTCTGTGCTGCCTTGGCATCAATAGTAACTAACACGTTAGTAGTAGACCACATAATCTGAATGTAATCATTCTTTGCTAAGTCTACAAAAAAGTTCATTGCAGCAATAACATGGTATGGGTCAGTAGCATTTTTACGTGGTGCTAACCCAAATGCGCTATTAGATTTAGGTATATCAGTACCATTTTTTCTAAACCAAATGCTTACGTCTTGTGTGGCATTATCTATGTTAGATAATTGCAAACTAAATTGCACATTATATAGACCAGAGTAAGCTACCTTTAATTGCGAACCACTTACTACAGTTATGCCATTTTCGGAATCAACTGTATTTAATGTAACAGGATAGGCAGTAGTAGTATTTGCTGCTGATTGGTCTGTATCATCTTGCCATGCGCCATAAGGTAATGCAATATTAGATGCACTAGCCGTAGTTGGAGCAAATAATATAACTGAGTCATAACCAATACGCTCATCATACAAAGTCGTAGTAGTTGTGCCGGTTGCTAGTGTTATTGTACCAGTATTGTTAGACTTACCTTCAACCAAATTGTTTACTACCTCGGATATTTCACGAGGTGTAGAACCTGATGGGTTGAGCTTACGATACATTATCTAGTCCCTTGTGGCGATACATCAATATCAATACCAATGGCATTAGACCAATTGCTACCAGTAGGAATTACTGATAAGCGATGGTATTTACCACTACTGCGTAATGATACACGATTCTCGCTACTTGCTGCTGTATATGAACCTAACTGTGGTACTGCGCTCAAAAGCATCCTAGACGCTATTGCTACGCTTCCAGAGCCATTATCTACTACTGGTCGTGCCAATGTAACCACGGAAGTTATTTCGCTTCCTATGTCACCAGTTGTTAATGTAGCTGTAGAGTTAGCACCAGTAAAGGTCACTATCTTTGTAGTCCTAGCACCGGCAAATAAGAACTTGCCACCTGTCCACAATGCGTCATCTAAAGAAGTAGTCAATGTGTCCATGTTGCCGAATAAATCTAAGCCTTCTAATGTTATGCCGGCAGAAGCAGAACTAGCCACAACATCAACGTCAGTCGTACAAGATGACCACTTCTGTACTTGCCAGTTATAGATAAGCAATGTGTTTTGTGCAAAGTTATCAATGAACTTCCAAACTACTATCTTGCGAATTGGGTCAATTGTTGCTGACATTGAGTTAAGTTTTGATTGGTTTGCATTGGCATAGAACCATGCATCTACCTTTTGTGTACCAATGGCAGTTACTGTAGAGCCATCACATGAATAGAATCCATCAGCACCTAAGAAGTAAGTCATAGAACCATACTGCACAACAGAATTGCTTTCTGCACATCCTACACCACGACTAATTGTGTCAAACTGAAAGAATAAAGGTGAACCAATGTAAGACATACGTACGATAGCACGGTCTAGTAGTATTAATCCAACCTCACCACCGGTCAGACCAGTAATGTTGCCACCATCGGCAATTATCTGAAAATCAGATTGGCTTGCACCACCAGATGTCCAGTTTGCTTCATCATTGATGTTAGACCATTGTACCTTGTTTGAATTTGTCCCAGCATCTAAGTTAGCGCACACAACAAAGTCACGAACAACAGTTAGAAATTTAGCGACTGGTGCATCTGCACTTAAATCGCCAAATGCTAAACTTGACCCTATTGTAAAACTCTGTACCTTATTTATATTATTAGCACAAAGGATAGTATTGCCAAACTGAGCAAAGTTCCATTTAACTACATTAGCATATGCCGCAGCAATAACAGTACCTGTAGCACTTGCGCTAGCAATGTTGGCATTTACTTTAGCGTATGTAAAGGTTATAGTTGTAGGTGTGGATGTAATGGTATAACTACCATCAAAAGTATTATTACTTGCATCTACAGTAACTGTATCACCTGTACTATAACCGTGGTCTAATAAAGTTGTAATAGTTGCTACATTAGATGTTAATGCTACATTAGTAATAGTTCTGGATACGCTTTTAGATACGTCATCCATGCTCAAGTCAGCACTATCTAATTTAAATAATTTAGTAGCACCACCAGCAAATATGCTTGTTGTCGTACTAAACTTACCAGCAAATACATTGTTAAGATTTTCGCTTGCAGCAGCAGAATA